AGGATACGTTCCAAACGATCCAAGGTGGTACTTCTACCTGCTTTACCTTCGATAGATAACGGTAAGGAACCGTTGTTCAAGAAAAGGTTAGCTCCTGAGATTTCGTACCAGTATAAAAGCTGGGGTAGAAATTGCAGGATATAAGCTATAGACTTCTGGTCGAAGTCTCCTTCTACTAACTGAAAATCAGTAGGAGGTTGGAAGTTTGAGCTATCATAATAATTCATGTTAGCGAGCTTCCTGTTATAACTCATCAGATAAGATGATGTCGGTTGTTTGACACCAAACATATCATAGGCAGAGTAACATCTGTCTTCCAATGGTATGCCATGAGGGTTAAAACCGAGGCCACCCATAAAATCGGGGACTTCCCAGACACGCTTGCAAATATTGCGTTGTCTAGCTCTTAACAAACCGACAGCCTTGGGACCTATGTTTCTGACAACATCAATAAAGTTGTCATCAGACACTTGTCTCCATTTCGTTTGAGGGATTACACGATTAGGTGTAATTAACTTACCCCCGAATTCTGCCATATGTGTAGAACAAATGGACTTGGAGATAGACACCGGACACCCCAGAAGTTCAAGGGTAGAACGGTATAGGTCATTTAAATGTGAGTCAAGTATTACTACATCATCACCGAGAACAAAGAACTTGTTTTCGTGATTATTACCATTCAGGTAGTATAGTAATATACCATGAGTGAGAGCAAAAGCTGCAAATGAAGGGTATAAACCCAAAGGCTGGCCTCTTTTCCAAGAGATCATTCTACCTTGGTAAATCCAAGGTGCCTTCGATAAATCCTCAAAAAGCGATATATCTTCGCAATCGCCAAAAATCTGGCGAAGGACATTCATTTGAAGTTGTAACGGAAAATAATCCGTCGCTCCACTTAGGTCTACAGAAAATGTTGGTAGCCCCTTATTCAGATGTTCTTGGATAAGTCCAAAGGGCTTAGATTGGTTATGTGTACAATCCCAGGGTAAACCTGGTAAAAGATTGTATAGAGCAGAACCCAGCGGTTGAAGAGCCGCTTGGTAAACTCGTCCAGGATTGGCAACAGCACGAAGCTTGTAGCCAGGTTCTTGGATTAGACCAATGTTACCAATTGAGTTGGGATAATCGCATAGATCCGCATCTCGCGGGTCATTAAATACGATACCAGCTTCCACAGCTTCAAAAAGCCTAGGATAACTGGATCTATAATCCCACCCAATCCTTGTTTGGCGTGTATACGCTAGACTTTCTAGCAAATACATATCCTCTGGATACGATTTCCCAGACGGATGTGGTGCTCTGCGACTGTTTGAAGCAGGGTACAAAGCTAAAGGATTAGGATCAGGTAGCTTATAAATACGTAAGCTTAAATGCCTAACAGCATCCTGAACTCCTGTAAGAATTGACTCTGGTATTGGGGTTGGTTCAGCAAAAACACCATCCAGAAACTTACGTTCCTGAATAGGAGTCACTGAACTAGCAATAAAAAGGGTTGCACCATTTAAAAGTTGAACGGATTTATTCCAATTCTTCTCACAACGGTTAGCCCATTTAAAAACGCCACCGAAAGAACCTCGGAACTTTGAGGAACCTTTGGCGACCCATTCTGAACAGTCAGGCATTCCAGCCTTATTTCTAATTAAAGCTAATTTTAACTGCTTTAATCGGATGACTGTCCATTCTTCCCCGGAACTAGAGATCCATTTAATTATATCTCTTATGAACGGTATGGAAATACCATGGGGAATACCAAACGCATTTGTATAAGACAGTAACCCCATTTCGTTGGTTTTCATCGACCCCCCTACAAAATCTGTAGATTTGGTTGACATATTAATGCTCCTATTAAGGATGTGTTAAAACGAGATGGGTGACGACCTGTCACACCAAGGCATAATTCATAGTACACATATTACATATAGTTCAAAGTTCAGACCTTATAAAATGAAAGATCACCTTCATCATAATTGTTATCATGAAGTTGTCTCTTTCTTGTTGAAGCTGAAGTATCATTGAATTGTTCGCAACTGGGAACATCGACTGATGAAAATTTCATTATTTCGGCGTTTTTCGCTGTGATACACTTCGCTACTTTTGCCTTTAATAAGAAAATCATAGTTTCTAACGGTTCCTTTAACGTCGCGTCATCAAGTTTGTTGACCTTCTGTTCTAGAGCCTCTAAATTCTGGGCTTTCCTTACGATATCAAAATAGATGTCAAGTTCAATC